CACATAGTTCCAGATACTGCACTACTTGGTCTTGATGTACCAGAGTTAGAAGAATTAATAGCAGATAAAACATTATTAATATCAGTTCTAGTTGCTGGAAATGACTGGTTTGCTATATTATAATCGTGTTGTGCCATAATTTGTTATACTCCTTTTAAAACCCCTTTGCAATAAAATCAAACTGCCGACTTACTGCTGAGTTTGAACTATTTTTAAATGTTACATTAAATCCATTTATAGTTTTGTTTTCTACTACAAAAAAGTCCCCACTTGACATATCTTCTGCTGTAATTCCTACTGCATAATTAGCAGATTTATATGGATTTGTAAATGTTACAGTTTTAGTGCCAGCACCAGATATTATATCATTACCACTAAATATTCTATCAGGCATATCAACTGTAACGGTAACCTCAGAAACTCTTGGTGTAGAAGCATTATCAGAAGAAGTTAAAACAACTCTAAATTTAAAATATCTAGCAGTATAGTTACCTATTACAAAATTTCTAAAGGATGTATAGGTTGTGTTGTCATCACTTGTTGCTATTTCTAAATGAGCATCACAG